CATCAAATCCTCTTCAGCTTCTTTTATTGTTATTTCGTCAGTTTGTTGCATACTAAACTCTTACCAGTTGGAGTATCGATAGTTATAGCTGGCAACGTTGGATTGACTTCTCTACATTCAATCTGTTGCCAAGTAAAACCATCTGCACGTTGGATTTCAACTGTATCTAAGAATTCTCTATTATCAAATGACCATAACGCTACGAATACAAACATTCCTAGTGCCATTTTTTTCTCCTTAGTTAGTGGCGGACAGTCAGGGATTCGAACCCTGGGAAGGCGTTAACCTTCGTCGGTTTAGTAAACCGGTGCTTTCGACCACTCAGCCAACTGTCCTATTACATTATTAGTTATACTATCATTTTGAAAATAAGTCAAGTTGTTTAGTATAATTTTTTACTGTTTCTTCAGTCATTATACCTTCACACCAATTTTCGGCGGCATCCACAACAAAATGCCTACTCTTATCAGGATAGTCAATTCTCCCAACAATTTTATCATTTTCAAAAAAACTACACTGTAGATATTCGTCATCGACTAAAGTAATAATTGCTTGCCTTTTGTCTTTTTCAAATTTATTATAATGCATTTAATTTCCTATCAGATTTTGATTGTCCCCAAGAGAGGTTAAAAAATTAATTATTAAAATTTAATTATCAATCGAAATGTTTTTCAATCATTTCCAGTCGATCACTTGCCGCCGCCATTTTATCAAGTTCAGCAATGATTGCTTCGCAGACATCACTGTGTTCACCAATACCTGCTGGCATGGCTCTATAGACTTCGATGTTTGCTTTATGTACTGCAATCTCGCCTTCTGCTTGCTTTCTAGCGGCTTCAATTAATGCATCTCCAACTTTCATTTTTTATCTCCCAAGATTTTAAATTTTTATTCGTGTTCGCCGCCTGGATCATTGGCATCCAATTCGACTTTTTTTCCGTTTACATAAAGAGATCTTCCCCTACTAGGAGTATGATAACCCTTTACTAAGTTAAAACTAGAAATTGTTTTATTAAGCTCGTCTGGTCTTTTTTCTGCTTCTTTAAAAACTACATAAGTGATAACACAACCAGATATTAATGCTATATGTCCGATTGCACTAATTGTAAATGCTGTCAAACTTTCCATAATCACAATACCAAAAATTGCACTCCACATAAATCCTAATATAGAAAATAACATGTGTGCTACTCTGGGGTCTAAGTTACGTAGTGGTGACTTTTCAACTGTCATAACACTTTCCCACAAATCTTTTGGAATATTTGCAACTTCACTTAGTGTGGTTGCTAAACCAATGGGTCTTGAATTCTTCATAGTTTCTCCTTTATCGTTAACTTTATATTTACCAATGGTGCTCGCGGAGGGACTTGAACCCACACACCAATATTGATAACGGATTTTAAGTCCGTTGCGTCTACCTATTCCGCCACACGAGCTAATTGGTGGTCCCTACAGGATTCGAACCTGTGACCTACTGTTTAGAAGACAGTTGCTCTATCCAGCTGAGCTAAGGAACCAAGAATCTATTCGATTCCTTTATTTGATTTCCAAACACGGTATTTGGCTTCAGACCATACTATTGTTCCTACTATTGCAATAGCAAATGGTATCCCAAAAGTTAATATCCCGTATAGTTCTGCTTCAACTTTTCCAACACCATTTTGTGTATAGAGCCATTGAAAGCCATTTATTAAACCAAATACAACAGCAATGATTACTGTCCATTTGGCTAAAATTTTTGTTGCTTCTACAACGGTTTGCATTGTTTCACTCATATTATCATTCCTTTTGTTGAGCGGGGCATCATTGCCCGGGTTAAAAATTTCCTCCCAAAAATACTCTCCCGTTTTACTTGTTTGGCTTCTAGATCCTGGCATGCAACTGTTTCAATCTAGTAACTTAGCCTACCCTTATCTGCCCAACGGGCGCCGGTGTAGGTACCAAGTATTCCTTTATGCTACTAATTCGTAAGGTGTATTCCATTTACCAACATTAATGTCGGTGTAGTGTGACCTACTAAAGTAATCACTTTGTAAATCATCATCATTAAAATATTTAGGACCTTTCATAGCCGCTAACAATTCGTTCAAGAAGTTTTTTGCCACTGTATTATTGGCATAATGATCATCGATCCAATATTCGTTAACTTGAATATATCGGTCACCATGTGTATAGTTATCGGAGAAATCAATAGCACCAGACTTAATATTCACTGCCAATGTACTGTGATTCCTAACTGCAATACTAGCTTTCATTTTGTACTTTTTAAGTACTTCTTTGATTGCAGGAGCAAGTTCTTTTTTCATTTTTTGTGATACATACGCCATTTAATTCTCCTTGTTTTTTTAACTTATACATACACTATAACACCAAGAACTCTTACTGTCAACCTTTTTATGCATCTTTTTTTAAATTATTTGTGTTTTTTCATGTCCGACATGTATTTGTGGATCTACGTAAACATCTATTCCAAGTGCTTTGGCATCCAAACACCAAGCAACATCTTCACTGCACATTTCATATCCTTGTGGGACTTTTATTTTTTTAGGTGCAAACCAAGGATATTCCATTTGCTCAAATACGCCTTGCTTAACTAATACCCAGCCAAAACCTATGTAATCTGCTTTAAAAGAAAACTTACGTTTTAGCATTTCATCTGTTTTTATAAACTGATAATGTCCATTTTCAGCGAAGTATGCATCATCTAGTTTTTCTACTACAGGTGTATATCCATGAGGTTGACTGTACCATCCACTTGCAACATCACAATCCATGCTTAGTAGTTTTCTAAAGTCCTCTACAGTAAATGTTTGATCACTATCTATCCACATCATATAATCATAATGAGCACCATCGAATGGTTTTTGCTTTGGACCATTTGTTATATCAGCGCCTGCTACTTTGCATCTAGCAAAATTTACCATACTACTGTGTTGTTGACTTAGTATAGGTTGGATACCATTTTGTAAACACCAAGTCCATACACTTGTAAAAGATTTTAAAAAGTCACCACTGTAGCTATTACCAGGTAGACAAAAAACTATTATCATAAACTTACGTCCTCTAATCCTGCCGCTCTCAGCTTAACAATATTGTTTATTTGGAATTGTTTTGCATCTATTGCTTTTATTAATCCCATAAACTTATTTCTAATTAGTGCTACTTCATTAATAATATGTTGCTGGTCAATTACTTCACTTTCACCATCAGCATATTTTTCTGCATCTCTACTTGAAAGTGCTTTGTTATATCCTTCCAAATACTTTCGATAATGTTTGTTGCGTATTTTACGCATCTCAATATTCAAATATTCTAAGATAGCTTCTAGTTCTTGCAACTGATTAAAACGATACTCAACTATACCCGGCATGTCACGTGAATGCTTTTCCACATTGCCTTTGAGTCCACAATCTAATCTTGCTTCATCTAGTTGTTTTTCGAAGTATTCAATCGCAGGAACTATATTAGCTATATCCTGTCGTACTTTGCTATACCAAGTCATTTACCAATCATCATATTCATCAGAGTCTTCATCTAAGTTATCATAAGCATCTTCATAATAACAATCTTTGATTACTCTGTCAAGTGTTGAGTCAAATCCAAACCATTCATCGCCTACTTCACTTAAATCGCAAATTTGTTCGTTAATAACTGCTAGAAACTTTTCACATGCAAGTTCTTTATCTTTAGCATTGATGTAGGTTTTAATAGATAGCCACATGTCTATATAGGCGGCTATCTCACTGTCACTCATTTTCATGTACTATTTCTTCCTCAAGTAAGACTTCTTGTTCGTCCTGGATATTTAGTTCTTCTTGAACAGCATCGACCACTTCGTCGTTCCATTCTTTCATAATAAGATCCAAAGCATTGTCTTTGTTTAAGTTCCAGGGCTTGCGGAACATTTTAATTACTTCACCTGTAGTTGGGCTAGTGTATTCTAAACTGTTACCACTTTTCTTAAGAACTTCTTTTGCTTCAAAAAATTCAACTAATCCACTATACGGACTCATGCCTGTCTCATAAGGAATTTCTACTTGTACACTTTCAAAGGGTTTAGCATAACGTGTTTTCATTACCTTACACGCCGCTCTAATACCATGTACTTGTGATGTTTTGTTACCATCTGCGTCCACTTTTAGTTTGAGTTTACGCATAGCAATAACAATACTACTTGCATAGATAAAGCCTTGACCACCACTGATCTTGTCATCTGGGTCAAACATATCCTGTGATGCATATGTATGGTTAGTTGCTAGTAGTCCTACGTTAAATTCACCAAACATATTAACTGTGTTTCTAACTAGTGATGTTAGTGCTTTGGGCTTACGACCCATATCACCCTTCATATCACCTTTTTGAAACTGATCAACATCTGTTGGTGTCAGTAGCATACCTAAACTGTCTACAACAAATAATACTTTAGGACGCTCATCATGCTCTTTGTCTGTATATTCTGCTTTGTAGTCTTTCATAAAATCACTAAT